AAGAACCAAGAACCAAGAACCAGATAAATACATAAGCACCGCCGGAGTCTCGAAAGAGGCTTGGGAGGGCTTCCAGGCCCTCCGTAGGGCGCGTAAAGCGCCTGTAACTGTGTCTGTCGTGAAGTCTTTAGAGAAGCAGGCAGGGCTTGCAAACATGACCCTGGACGATGCGATGCGTCTTTGCGCGGAGCGTGGCTGGCTGACAATGAGAGCGGACTGGGTGGCAGGAAAGCAACAGGCACTAGAGGATCGCAACCGGAAAATTGCACAGGAGTGGGCGAATGGATAACTCGGACAAGGCGGGATTTGGAGAGCTGCTGCACGGCGTGATGGCGTACTACAAGCAGGATCTCAGCCCTTTTACCCTTAGCCTTTGGTGGCAGGCCTGCGCTGGCTATGACCTCGAACAGGTTTCAAAAGCGCTGTCAGCCCACGCGGTAGACCCGGAGACTGGGCGCTACCCGCCGAAAATCGCGGATGTGGTGCGCCAGCTGGCCGGCACAACGACAGATCGCGCCGAGGCCGCCTGGTCGAAGGCTATGCGAGCAATCTCCGGCGTTGGACCTTGGCGCGATGTCGTCTTCGACGATCCAGTAATCCACGCAGTCATCGACGCGCTTGGCGGCTGGCCTAAAGTGTGCTCGACCACGGTCGATGATCTCAGTTACCTCCAACACAGGTTTGTGACGAGCTACAAGGCGCTGTCAAAAGACGTACCAGAATACTCCAGGGTTTTGCGCGGACTAAGAAGTCCTGATGAGATTTACGCGCAGAAAGGTCTAGCACCGCCGAAGCCTGCGATTGTGGGCGATATCGATAAAGCACGGCAGGTTTATTTACAAGGAGCGAAAGAATGGAAGCCGCTAACCCTCACGATGCAATAGAGTTTCTTTATAAGTGGTCGAGCGTTTATGCAAAGGCCAAGGCCACCAGGGTTTATCTAGAGGAGTTCCGGAAGTCGAAAAAAGCGCTGCTCATGCAGACGAGCCTGGAGACTGCCGTTACGGCGCAGGAGCGGGATGCCTACGCTCACCCGGAATACCTGCAACTGCTCGCGGGTCTGCGGGAGGCAGTTGAGCAGGAGGAAAGCTTGCGCTGGAAGTTGATTGCCGCGCAGGCAAAGATCGAGGTCTGGCGCACTGAGTCTGTCAATAATCGGACACTTGATAGAGTGGCGGGAGTGTAAGATGCAAGCACTCAATTACCTACGGCAAGCTAGGGAATATTTTGAACACGGCTTCAAAAAGCTTAAAAGTAGCAGGAAAGGCCAATTGACGAAGGAACAAAAAGAAGACATAAAAAACCACCAATTAATTTTGGACAGCGCAAGTGCCGCCCAGAAATTTATTCTGCCGGATGGCGGTCGAATATTTAACGACAAGTTAAAAGGACTTCCGGAATCATGGAGACTTCCGTACCCGGCAATTGTAATTGAATACACCGCAAAAAAAGACTCGGTAGGATTAGCAGAAATGGTGTATGGGGCGTCAATTCACTGTCCAAAACGCATAGTCTATGCAGAAGAAAACGATGACGAAATAACTGTGGTAAGCATCATTTCTTCGACTATTAACGGAGTATCGGCATGGTGTATACAGGATTATTGCGCGGTTATGGCAAAAAACATAGAAACAAGCGAAACGCTTTCTGGACCCTTTGAGAGAATACAAAAGAAAATCGATGAACTAAATCTCAAAACAATAGATTTTAAATGCACGACAAATTATTACCCAATGTTTAGTTATTCGGAAATAAGCGATGACAGGTTATCTCGGGCATATATTGACATGGCAGACGAAATCCACGCCGTGTTGGAATTGGTGGAAGCGTTGTCGTGTTGCAACGTGAAGCACCAGCGCTTACCGTCCAAGCCGTGGCGAAATGTTGGAAAGAAAAAGACATTGCAGTTTGACGATTACCACATCTTGACCGTGACAAACAGCAGTAAGGACGGAACGGGAGAATCACGACCGCATGGATCGCCACGAGAGCATCTACGTCGAGGCCACATTCGCAGACTTGCAGACGGGCGCAAGCTATGGATCAACAGCTGCGTGGTGAATGCTGGAGTGGGCGGAAGGGTCTTTAAAGAATACGGTATCCTATCGCATGGGTAGCGTTATGACACTTCGCGCAGCATTGACGGACGAGAAGCAGACTGTCCAGCAGTTACGGTCGCGCACAGGCTTGTCGCATGGCAACATCGCTATGGCGTTGACGTATCTGCGCCATAAAGGTGAGGTTGAGAGAGTAAAAGCGCCTCGATCTCACGATCTTGGCAGATTCGTTGTTTGGGCATACACTAGAGGAAATTATGAAAAAACTGACAGTGCTGTACAAGAAAATTGCACAACTTCAGCAGGAGGCTGCAGCGTTGGAAGCGAACCAAGAGGAACACGAGTTGCGAATTCAAAACAGGAAGCGCAAAGCCGCGATCAACCGCGTCGAGGCACTGATGACGCGACTCGGGGTGACGCTTGAGGATCTGAGTAATGTCGTGTTCTGCGAGCAGCCTCGCGCACCAATCCCAGTCAAGTTTCGCCACCCAGAAGGACACACCTGGACCGGACGGGGCAAGCCGCCACGCTGGTTGACCGAGGCCGAGGCAAGCGGCACGAACCGCGAAACGTTCAGGATTGCAGCCTGAATGGCCCTAGAACGCGTCAGAACGGCCTCAGATGCGTTTTTTCATGTCGGGTGATATGCAGGCACTAGCGGCGCTGGAAAACGATCTGAAGGCCCTCCAGGAGGCTGCAAAGGCCATCGCAGAGCGCAACCTCAGGATGCGGGATCTGCTCATGCGGATGCTCGATCCTGAGGATCTGGGTCATGCAGTGACCAACGAGGTCCGAGATATCATCCGCGCCGAGTTGCGAAGGGGCTGGCAGTGAGTGAAACATTTGAAAAGTCGGGACCAGAAAAGCCAAACGGACACGGCGGGGCGCGTGAAGGCGCTGGCCGTAAACCCTTTCAACCGACCGACGCAGAGCGTAAACAGGTCGAAGCAATGTCGGGATACGGTTTGCCATTTGAGCAAATCGCCATTCTAATCCGCAACGGAATTGACGCAGACACTCTACGAAAATACTTCTCCAGCGAGCTTGTGGCAGGCAAGGCAAGAGCAAACTCCGCAGTCGGTCAAACCCTGTATCAAAAAGCCATGAGCGGAGATACCGCAGCCATGATCTGGTGGTCGAAAACACAAATGCGGTGGAAAGAAACCCAAACGCACGAGCACACAGGGCCAGACGGCGCACCGATCCTGGCACGCATCGAGAGAGTGATCGTTGACCACACTGAGAATAAAGACGCCGCGCTGGGCTAAGCGCCTGGTCACCGAGCCTGCGCGCTATCGCGGCGCATACGGAGGGCGCGGCTCCGGCAAATCACATTTGTTTGCCGAGTACATTATCGAGAAATGCATCCTGCAAAAAACCGATGTGGTCTGCGTGCGCGAGGTGCAGAAGTCGCTTAATCAGTCGGTCAAGAAGTTATTGGAAGAGAAAATCCAGACTCTAAAGGTCGGGTCAATGTTCCAAATCCTGCACGATAGGATTATGACGCCGCACGGCGGCAGGATTATCTTCCAGGGCATGACCAACCACACGGCAGAATCGATCAAGTCACTGGAGGGATACGATGTCGCATGGGTCGAGGAAGCCCAGTCACTCAGCCAGCGTAGCCTGGATTTACTTCGCCCGACGATCCGTAAGGAAAATTCTGAACTGCTATTTTCGTGGAACCCTCGCTTTGACAGCGATCCGGTCGATCAGTTACTGCGCGGCGAGAATCCACCGCCGGATGCAATCGTGGTGCAAGCCAATTGGTCAGACAATCCCTGGTTCCCAGAAAACCTAAAAACAGAACTTGAATACGACCGCAAGCGCGACCGCGACAAATACCTCCACGTCTGGGCTGGTGAGTACATCAACAACTCAGAGGCGCGAGTATTTAAAAACTGGCGGGTCGACGAGTTCGCAGCGCCGCCGGATGCAGTTCACAGACTGGGCGCAGACTGGGGATTTGCGGTGGATCCGACCGTCCTGGTGCGCTGCCACATCATCGGAAGGACGCTGTACGTCGACCACGAGGCCTGGAGCGTGGGCTGCGAGATCACCGACATCCCGGCGTTGTTTTTCACCGTCCCGGAGTCCGAGAAGTGGCCTATCGTGGCAGACAGCGCAAGACCAGAGACGATCAGCCACCTGCGGCGCAACGGCTTCCCGAAGATCATGCCCGCGGTGAAAGGCCCAAGATCGCTGGAGGAAGGCGTCGAGTGGCTAAAGTCCTATGACATCGTTGTGCACCCGCGCTGCCAACACACGATTGACGAGCTGTCACTCTACAGCTATAAAGTTGACCCGCTGACCGATAAAGTCCTGCCCGTGCTGCGCGACTCTGAAAATCACGTCATCGATGCGCTACGCTACGCTTGCGAGGGCGTACGACGGGTGCAGTCGATCAAGCCCGTCAAGATCGAAGCGCCCATTCCTGTCATGAACAAGTGGTGAAACTATGGCCCGACTGACCAACGACGAGCGCCTGCGTAGAGTCCATTCCGAGGCGATTTACGAATTTAACAAGATCCAATCGGCGCTGCGCGACGAGCGCCTCCAGTGCCTCCAGGACAGGCGCTTCTATTCGATCTGCGGCGCGCAGTGGGAAGGGCCGCTGCGGGAGATGTACGATAACCGACCGAGGTTTGAGGTCAATAAGATCCACCTGTCGGTGATGCGGATCATCAACGAGTACCGCAACAACCGGATCCAGGTTGACTATGTTACGAAAGATGGAGCCAAGGACGACAAGCTCGCGGAGGTTTGTGACAAGCTCTACCGATCCGACTGCCAGGATAGTGGAGCAGAAGAAGCCTTCGACAATGCGTTTGAAGAGGCGGTCGGCGGCGGCTATGGAGCCTTCCGGCTGAAGACCGTTTATGTTGACGAAGAGGATGACGAGGATGAGCGGCAGCGAATAGCCATCGAGCCGATCTTCGATGCGGACAGTTCCGTTTTCTTCGACCTAAATGCCAAGCGCCAAGATAAGGCAGACGCGACATCCTGCTTCGTCCTGGTGGCAATTCCGAGGGAGACGTATAAGGCGCAATACGACGACGATCCGGCAACTTGGCCCAAAGAGATTCACCAATACGAATTCGACTGGGCGACTCCGGATGTCGTTTTTATTGCTGAGTATTACAAGGTCGAGGAGCGCACCGAGACGATCAGGATCTTCGAGACAGTGATCGGCGAAGAGGAGCGCTACACCGACGCCGACTTTGACGCCGATCCCGAGCTGGAGCAGCAACTCGCCGCTATTGGGACGGTCGAGGTGCGCAAGCGCCGGGTCAAGCGCCGGAGGGTCCACGC